TTCTTGCCGCAGCTTTAAAACAAGATCAAAATATTACAGATAGAATTTTACAAATAGGAGACGATGCTATTAGTAACTACTATGGAGATTTAGATTTAACTGATGTAAAATTAACTAAATATAAAAAAGGAAATAGCTTTGACGCAGATGCATTTGAAAAAGAGTTTATTAAGAGAGTTATAAGAGCCTATGCTAAAGCTGAAGGTTTTGAAGAAATAGTATTCTTGAATGATGATACTGGAAGTTTTATAAAAGTACCATCAGCCAGTTTAGAAGGTTTAGTTGGCACCAAAATTAAGGTTAAAATGAAAGACGGACTACCAGAGTGGTCTTATAATTTCTAAAAGTTATGAGTCAAAATATCAAAAAGATAATAGCACAAGAATATATAAAATGTGCTAAACAACCTACATACTTTATGCGTAAGTATTGCTATATACAGCATCCTACGCGAGGTAGAATATTATTTAACCTTTATCCTTTCCAAGAAAAAGTATTAAATCTCTATAAAGATAATCAATATACTATAACTCTAAAGTCTAGACAGCTAGGTATATCAACCTTAGCTTCTGCTTATTCGCTATGGTTAATGTTATTTCATAAAGATAAAAACGTACTAGCTTTAGCAACAACACAAGCAACTGCTCGTAACTTAGTTACAAAAGTAATCTTTATGTATGATCAGTTACCTAAATGGTTAAAACTACCTGCAGTTGAAAAAAATAAATTATCTTTAAGATTAAGAAATGGATCAAAAGTACAAGCTAAATCTTCTAATGCAGATGCTGCTAGATCGGAAGCAGTATCGCTACTATTAATAGATGAGGCAGCATTTATTGATAATATTGAGGAAACCTTTACTGCTGCTCAACAAACATTAGCAACCGGTGGTCAATGTATGGCTCTATCAACACCTAATGGTATTGGTAACTGGTTTCACTTAACCTGGGAAAAAGCTATATCTGGTGAAAATTCATTTCTTTCTATTAGATTACCTTGGACTGTACATCCTGAAAGAGATCAAGAATGGAGAGATCAACAAGATTCTGACTTAGGACCTCGTATGGCAGGTCAAGAATGTGATTGTGATTTCTTGGCTTCTGGTGATACCGTATTTGAACCAGATGATATGTTATACTATGAAAAAACTTACGAGAAGGAACCTTTAGAAAGAAGAGGAGTTGATGGTAATTTATGGATATGGGAAGGTGTTGATTACTCTAAATCATATATGGTCGTAGCCGACGTAGCAAGAGGCGATTCAAGTGACTATTCAGCTTTTCACGTATTTGATGTTGAAAACTGTGTACAGATAGCAGAATATAAAGGTAAGCTATCACCTAAAGACTTTGGTAACGTACTAGTAGGAATAGCTTCTGAGTATAACGATGCTCTTCTAGTAATAGAAAACGCTAATATTGGCTGGGCTACTATCGAACAAGTATTAGAAAGAGAATATAGAAATCTATATTATAGTTCTACATCTAATATGGAATCAGTAGAATCTTATATGCATAAGTACGAAAGAGATAAATTAGTTCCTGGCTTTACTATGTCTATGAGAACTCGTCCTTTAGTTGTAGCTAAGATGATTGAATATATAAGAGAAAAATCGGTTACTATTCAATCTAAGAGATTATTAGGTGAAATGAGAGTTTTTGTATGGAAAAACGGAAAACCACAAGCTCAAGATAGATATAACGATGATTTACTTATTTCTTGTGCAACTGCACTTTATGTTAGAGATACTGCTTTAAAACTAAGACAACAAGGTATGGACTTAGCTAGAGCACAACTATCATCATTTTCTAATTTAAATGCTAAAAACCAAGTAATCATGAAAGCAGTTGGAAATAAGAAAGAAAATCCTTATCTTTTAAAGACGCCGAGTGGTGAAGAAGATATCACTTGGTTATTAAAATAGACTATTTATATATAAATTAAACGTTTAATGGCAGATACTTCATTATTTGGTAGGCTTCGAAGATTATTTTCTACAGATGTAGTAATAAGAAATATTGGTGGAAGAGAGCTAAAGATAGCTGACGTAAATCAAATACAAAGAACCGGAAGATACCAAACAAATTCATTGATTGATAGATTTAGTAGATTATACATATATAATAATAGAAATATATTTAATCCTAATCTTAACTACCAGACCCTAAGAATCCAGCTTTATGCAGATTATGAAGCAATGGATACAGATCCTATTATAGCATCAGCATTAGATATACTATCTGATGAAGCTACAGTAAAAAATGACTTGAACGAGATTCTACAGATTAAATCATCTGACGAAAATATTCAAAGAGTGCTATATAATCTTTTCTACGATGTTTTAAATATAGAATTTAACTTATGGTCATGGGTTAGAAATATGTGTAAGTATGGAGATTTCTTCTTAAAGTTAGAAATTTCAGAGAAGTTTGGAGTATATAACGTACTACCTTATACAGTATACCATATGGTAAGAAGAGAAGGTGAAGATCCTGAAAATCCTGCTAAAGTAGTTTTTCAACTTGACCCTGATGGTTTAGCAGCTTCTCAAAATCCTAGTTATTTACCTAAAAGAAAGTCTAATAAAAAAGTAATAAATTTTGATAATTATGAAGTAGCTCACTTCCGATTAATATCAGATACTCAATATTTACCTTATGGTCGTTCTTATTTAGAACCTGCTAGAAAGATTTTTAGACAAACTACTCTTATGGAAGATGCGATGTTAATTCATCGTATAATGAGAGCACCTGAAAAGAGAATGTTCTATATTAATGTAGGTAATGTTCCTCCTAATGAAGTTGAACAGTTTATGCAGAAGACTATTAATCAAATGAAAAAAACTCCTTATATAGGAGATGATGGTCAGTATAACTTAAAGTTTAATATGCAAAATATGATGGAAGATTTTTATCTTCCAGTAAGAGGAGGAGATAACGCTACTCGTATAGAAACTACTAAAGGATTAGACTATGACGGGAAAGCTGACGTTGAATACTTACAACAAAAACTATTTGCTGCTCTTAAGATACCAAAGGCATATTTTGGTTATGAAGGAGATTTACAAGGTAAAGCTACATTAGCAGCTGAAGATATAAGATTTGCTAGAACAGTAGAAAGAATACAGAGAATAGTAGAATCAGAATTAACTAAGATAGCTTTAGTACATCTATACTCTCAAGGATTTACCGGAGATAGTTTAACTAATTTTGAGATCAAACTTACTACTCCTTCTATTATATTTGAACAAGAAAAAGTAGCATTATTAAAAGAAAAAGTTGATTTAGCTAATCAAATGAAAGATACTAAATTATTCTCTACCGATTACATATATGAAAATATATTTGATTTATCTGAAGATCAGTATATGGAAATGAGAGATTTAGTTAGAGAGGATTCTAAACGTGTATTCAGATTAGCTCAAATAGAAGGTGAAGGAAACGATCCTGCTAAATCAGGTACTACTTATGGAACACCTCATGATTTAGCTTCTATGTACGGTAGAAGATCTACTTCTACTCCTAAAGGAGCAGGACCTGGAGAAGTACCTACAGGATATGAAGAACTACCTAAACATGGAGAACCTGGACCGGAAGGAGGAAGACCTAGAGAAAAAATGTCAGTTTATGGAACTAACGATAATCCTGTTGGAGGAAGAGATCCACTAGGTCAGCATGGTATGAAAGGAGGCTTCCCTTCTGATAATGAAAATGTTTTAGAAAATTCTACAGCTCAAACAGTTTACTTACAAAATAAGGAAGATCTTAAACATATAGTTTTCGAAAAAAGTGATAAGAATGATTCTAAGTTACTAAATGAAGACAATATTAAAGATTTAGGTAACTAATACATATTTATAATAGTAAACGTATATAATGAAGATAAAGCACTCAAAGTATCGTAATACTGGACTTATATTTGAACTGCTAGTTAAGCAGATCGCTGCTGATACTTTAGATAATAAAGAGTCTAAAGCAATCGACATACTTAAAGAATATTTTGCAGGCAAAACTACTCTTGCTAAAGAATATAAATTATATGAATTTATTTTAAAAAATCAAAAAGTATCTCAAAGTAAAGCAGAATCTATAATTTCAACTATTACAGAAGTTTCTAGGAAACTTAATCAGAAATTATTAAAAAAACAGAAATATAACTTAATTTCTGCTATTAAAGAAAACTATAAGTTAGAAGAGTTTTTTGGTATGGAAGTAAGAGACTACAAACCTTTAGCTTCTTTATACTGTTTATTAGAGGCTCAAAATAATGCTGAAGTAGTAGACCCTAATTTCTTAGTACATAATAAATGTACTTTATTAGAGCATTTGACTTCGCAAAATCAACTTGAAAACGAAGTTAAAGATAGCCTCATAGAAGAATATAGTAAGTATGATAAAGATTTAAAAATGCTTACCTTTAAAATATTATTAGAAAAATTTAACGATAACTATAAAGATCTTTTACCTCAACAAAAGAGAATATTAAAAGAATTTATTACATCAGTTAATTCTAATAAAAGACTTTATAATTTAGTTAATACTGAATTAAAGAGCATAATCAAAGAAGTTACTGAGTTAGCTAATAGTGTAAATGATGATATAGTAAAAATTAAATTAGATGAAGTAATAAAAGGTATTAAACCTTTAAAAAAGACTGATAAAGTTACTGACGTACATCTAATTAACTTAATGCAATATTATGATTTAGTCAATGAGTTGAAAAACTTATGAAAAGATCACAAATAGTTAGCTTAGTAAGAGAAGTGCTTCAAGAATTAGATGAAGCTAATGTTACTGGAGGAACAGCAACATTTACTCCCGGTTCAGGAGCACAATATGCAACACCGTTTGCATTTGGAAAAAGCTCTAGAGCATCAAAAGCATCTAAGAAGCATGGTTTTAAAAAAGTAAGCCGTCGAAAACGGCCATACTCAACTAAACTATACGACTATTTATAAACATGAGAGCAGTAACCGCAACAGAAAAGTATAGAGCCGTCACCGAAGGTAAGATGGCTAAGAAGGAATTCGTAAGACAGATGAGACGAGAATTCCCTCAATATATATCACAATTTAATGGGTATGATGATTCTGTATCCATATTAAAAAATAAAGGATTAATTTTTGAAACTAAACCTACTGGTACTCAAATATACGATGAAAGACCTGCAGCTACTGTTGATCTTACAAGACTAGAAAGAGGTATATTTTACGAGTTACAAGAAGCAGGATTAAAACCTCCTTTTGACGTATATAACGTAACTACAGAAGATTATTTAAAAGCAGCTAAAAAAGCTAAAGATAATTTAATTAAAAATCCTACCTACTATATAGATATAGTTTCAGGAGAATCACCTGGAGTTGATAAACATGATAGAGAAGTACCTGTAAAAAGAGGAGAACTAAAAAAGGATGTATTTAACGGTCTTAAAAAAGCTGAAATGAATGAAGCTAAAAAGCTTCTAAAAGAAGGTAAATTAGAAGATTTAGCTAATAGGTTAGGAGTTCCTGTAGATAAACTTAAAGCAGCTGCTGATAAGATTAGAGATATGGAAAGACAATCAGCTCAAAGAGATGCTTTAAAAGTAGCTAAAATGGAAGACGTTCTTGATGAAGCTGATCCAGATGAGGTTGGAGAACAGTCTTTTGTTAGAGTAGCTAAAGGCCCCAATGATGTAATTGATCCAGCCGATTACGTAGATATAGCTCATGGATATTTGAAAGGCTTTAATAAATCATATAACTTAAAAGATGATGATTTAGAGAATTTAGGACGAAAAATAGTTCGTTCTTTATATAAAGGAGATATAGATAAAGCTAAGGAAAGATTCATGGAAGCTTTTAATACTATGTATGATGATGATGAAAATATAGAGCACGATTGTGCTAGTCATGTACTACATGAAAAATACGGTAAAGGAATATGCATACCTGAGCAACATACTTTAGTAAAAGAAGGAAATAAACATGTTGTTACACATTATA